CCCCAATGTTTAAACTTTACCTTTTGGATATAAACTTCAGTAGTAAAGTTTTCGTAGTCCCTGTAAACCGTTATTCCATTTGCAGCCTTATTGTAAAAGTTAGCAGAACCACTTATGGAATAAAGGTTTGGTATTTCAAATTTTCCACTTGCTTTGTCTTTTTGTATTTTAGTTGGGTGAGCAACTAAAAAACAATGTACGCTATTCTTTTCACAAAATGTAACTATTTTATCCAATTGCTCACTAATATATTTAGTTTCGTTTGTACTGTAATTGTGTTCTAATTTATTCCAAGCGTCAATCACAAAAGCCTTAACTCCTTTTTTACGGACTAGACTTTTAACGGCTGTTAAAATATTGTCAAGTGTAAAGTTTTCTGCAGGATTAACAAAGTAAAACACATCTTTTAAATATTCTATTGTAGTTGTAAGATCTAAAGGTGACATTCTGTTTTGACCGTCAAATGGTTTACCTATAATCTTTTCAGCTAACTTACTAAAGTGTAATTGTAATGGGTGGTTTTCAGGTGAATATAAAGCAAACTTCCAATCGTGTGAAATATTTAAACGGCACATTAAAAAGTCTAAAAACTCACTTTTGCCATGACCGGGTATTCCTGTAATTACTGTTAAGTAACCCGGCTGAAACTTTAAAAACATATCAAACTCATGCATCCCAATACCAAAGCCACTTGGTAAGCCATTATTGTAATAATCCCAAATATCATTTTGAATATCAATAGCATTAAATACCCCCTCGATTGGATATTCTTTAGCCGCTTCAATAGATTCAGTTACCCCAATAATTCCGTATTTAATTAAGCAGTCGTTGGCATCTTTACAATCTTTAAAGGTAATGGTACTGCAATTTTCGTAACCTAAACGTCTGGCTAATTCATCCTTTAATCGGTTACCTACCTTGTCATTGTCTAAGGCTAACAAAAACCTGCAATCTTCTACAAAATAATCTATGCAATTATCTAAGTAATCCATATTGATTTTTCCTTTATCGTTGCAGCCGTTTGGAACTGATATTACGTTCTTAAAACCACTTTGAGCCATTGCTAAAACATCCATTTCGCCCTCAACAATTATTATCACATTGTTGTTAATTGTGGCATCGAGGTTGTAAAAAATCATTTCACCATCTTTAAATAGTTTAAAGTTTTTAGCACCGTCTCTATATTTAACATTTACCAGCTCACCAAACTTAAAGTAATTAAACTGTATGGTGTTAACTGAATTTTGGGTTTGTGGCATCCATTCAGCCCCCTCAGTAACTTTAAATTCATTTAATATACTTTGTGTTATCTTTCTACTTTCAAACCATTTAACGGCATTATTTGATAATTCTGTTTTATTTTTCCAAATTGGCTTTTTGTATTCGGTTGGTTTAATCTCAATCGGTTTATCTTCTTTGGCTACCAATACCACTCCGCAATGGTTACACCTACCAGCATTTTTATTAAGGTTAAAGCTAAAACATTTTAACGTTTTCTTTTTACGGTGAGGTGAACATTCAGGGCAGGTCATTTGGTTTTCACCATTCTTGCTTACATCGATGTCGTATTCTTTTTTATCTATTGGGTTAATTACTATCATAATTCATGTTGCTCCTTCCAGTAACCAGTTAGCTTTTTAGCCTTTAGTTCATCTTCAGTAAATAAAAATTCGTGTTTACCATGTGGCGAAGTTAGTAAATATTTTTTCTTTCCTACACTACCTGCACTAAATCCTTTATCTGTTTTAATCCAATTCAAACAAGTCATGTATAAAGATTTGTATTTTTTGTTTCCTGCAAAGTTTTCAATCCTATCTAAAATATCATCAATCAATTCTTTTGAGTTTCCTGCTTTAACCAAATTGTTAAATTCTAAATTAGAAAGTTTTAGGTGTGAGAATGCCCTATAATCTTCTTTACTTTTATCTTCTATACTATCCTCTACTATCCTTTGTGTATTTATGTAGCTCTTAAGGACACCTTTAATAGGTTTAAGTATTCCTAAATCGGTTAAAAGTACACGTAAACTATCTAAAGTTATACATTTATTATTTCGCCTTTTATATGCATCATCGATACTTTCTATAAATTGAGGACACCAAACTATTTTATTACTCCATAATTCTTTATCAAATACATCCATTTTTGATAGGTCGTTTATTATAGAAATTAACAAATCCTCGGTTACTTTACATTTAGCAGCTAAAAACATAACCTCATCTTCTCTATTAAGATTAAGATAATGGTATTCAGTTGATCCTAACTTTTCAAGTATTTTATACCATGTGGCATAGCCATTATTACCATACTTATTTTCTATAAAGTACATTTTTTTCCCTTCACCTAATAAGTGTGGAAAATAATCAATTGTGTTTCTTTCAGGTCTAGCCATTATTTAAATCCTCCAATTTTATTCTTTTTACCGTTTTAATTAAAGATTTATATAATTCCTTAGAATCTCTGTTTTTTACACAACTAAATAAAAACTGTTCAAGACCAGTATATTTTGATAATTCATGTTCAAATTCATGACAAGAATCACATAATGTTTCTAAACATTCATTAGGAGTATCCCAAGGTTCTTTACCAAGATACATATTATGGTGAACATGAAGTGTTGATTCACTATCTAAACAACCGCAACATTTAAACTCATCTCGTTGTAAAATCTCTAAACGTTTCTTTTGCCATTTAGGATGCTTTAATTTTTCTGAATAAGTACTCATTATTTTAAAATAAAAAAACCTACGCCTTTGGAGTGCGGGCTCCTCGGGCAGTAGGTTAATAAGTTAGTTAATTTTGAATGACCCCCGCAGGTCTTAACTATGGCAAATATAAACAATTACTTTTGATTTTGCAAATTTTTCTTTATCTCAATGTTAATATTATGATAAATATCAGTAATTGAATTTAGATAGTCTTCGTTGATCATGTTCTTATTTTCCATTTCTGCCAACAGTTTAAAACCTTGCTTTTGCCAAATGTTAAAGTCTTGTTTCATTTTCTGTTTATAGTGGTTTGTAAGTACAGTAGATTGCTCTACCGTACTTTTTAACAATGCCATTAATATGTGAGTTTCTGCTTTCATTATAATAAAGTTAAAATAGTGTTTTTTTCTTCTGCAAATGCTTTGTGGTTACTTGCATTGATTTTAAAATAACTTTCTTTTAATTCAATTGATATGCTTTTACGATTCATTTTTAAAGCAGTACACCCCTCACTTCCAATACCTCCAAATGGACTTAAAACAGTTTCGCCTTCATTAGAATATAAATGTAGTATTCTTTCAATTGTATCTAATTGTAAAGGGCAAATATGCTTTTCATCATTACCATCACGACCAGAACGATATTGTAAAGTTCTGCTATAATCAATATCCATCCAAACAGGACTAGCATATTTTTGCCATAAATCTACTGGCAAATAATTACCTAATGTTTCATCTTTATCTTGATGTGTAATTGGCACTTCATTAACGCCTTCATTTCTAAAAAACAAAACATAGTCAGGAATACCAACCCTGCTCATAACGCTATCTTTTTTAATTGTTTTATGTAACAATCCTAATGCTTTAGTTCTTTGCATTTCAGTAACCGGATTCTTCCACAATGTAACCTTAGCATGATAAATAAATCCGTTATCTTGAAACCAATTTATAAGCATTCCGCTAAAATCTCTTAATCCAATATAACCTTCTTTACCTTTTTGAATAGGCAAATCCATACAATGAATAGCACAAATACGACCTGCTTTTAAAGTTCTTTTTAACTCAGGGATTAAATATCCAAAGTGATTTTCAAACTGTTTATAATTAGACACGTTACCCATATCTTCCTCCTTATCGCTATAAACATAAAGCTCTGCAAATGGAGGGCTAAATACAATTATATCGGCACAATTATCTGGCAGGTTTTTTGTTTCTGCTACACAGTCTCCATTAATTAAATGGTAATCTTTTGTTTTAACTTCTTTATTCATAATTTTTACTTTTGATTTTTGGGTTTTATAATTTGTTTCTGCTGAGTATTTAGCCATTTCACTAATTCTTTCAAAGTGTTGCTTTTCTTTTGCTAGTATTGTTTGTCTAACATTTACTTGAGATTCTGGTATTAAAATATGAACGGTAACTTTATTCTTTTGACCGAAACGATAACACCTTCTAACAGCTTGGTAAAACGCTTCAAACTTAAAATCATAAGACATAAAAACCATTTGATGGCATTGTTGATAGTTCATTCCAAAACTAGCAATTGATGTTTTTGTTATCAATGTTTTAAATTCATTCTTAGCAAATCCATTTAAATACTTTGCCTTATATTCAGGAGTATTTGAACCTTGCACGTTTATACTTCCTTCTAGTTCTTTTGTAATTGTATCTGTTTCATTATTCTTTAAGCCCCAAACAATCCATTGTTCGTTATTAGAATTAACTAATTCAACCGCTTTTTTTAAACGTAAATCAAATGAACGGTTTAAATCTTTATGTAAGTCGGTAGCAGAAACAGCCACATCTCCAAATAGATTTTCTGTTTTATTTTCAACTGAAATTATATGCTCGATATATTCTATTTCTGGCAAATCATAACCTTCGCTATCAAAACCTAAACTTTTAGGATTATCAATTGCCATTGACCAGCTACTAACATATTTCCAAAATGGATCTTGAGCGTGTTTTCTTAAACGCCATTTAGAAGTTTCGCCACCATCATGAACAAAGAACATTGCCAACATTTCTAAATAACTCATTGCCCCTAAAAACTCACTATGCTGCCCTAATTCCATATGGTCGTTTGGTGATGGCGTTGCGGTGCAACAAAGTTTATAAGGCGTTTGTTTAAACGATTCAATTATCAAAGTAGATAATTTACCATCCTTACCTTTTAAAATACTAGATTCATCTAAAACAATACCACTAAATATAGAGCAGTCGATGTTTTTTAATTGGTCGTAATTGCAAATAAATATAGATGGCTCATTAAAGCATGGCGTATTTTCAAAGTCATATTTGAAAATTTCAATCCCAAACTTTGCGCCTTCATTTATTGTTTGCTCAACAATTGCTAAAGGTGCTAAAATCAATACAGGCGCATTTGTAAAGATTGATACTTGTTTAGACCATTCTAATTGACTAAACGTTTTACCTAAACCACAATCAAAAAAGAATGCAAACCTACCTTTAAATAAGGCTGTTTTAATTCCAAACTTTTGAAAGTCTTTTAGTAACGGATTTAAATCCGATTCATTAATTTCAAAGCCACTTTCTAAAAATGTCTTTCGTTTTGTTTCTAAAAATTTATTGTATTCCATTTTATAAATAAAAAAACCCTACACCCCTCGAGTGTGCGCTCTCAGGGAATAGGGTTAATATCTTAGTTAATTTAGATGGTTCGCACAAACCTTAACTTCGACAAAACTAATATATTACTTTTGATTGTGCAAATTTATTTTGTTAAATGTTCAATTTTAAATCTAAAAAATTCTTTACCTTTTGGCACAATCTCAATATCCACAAGCCCTCTACGTATTAATTTATCATTAAAATTATATTTTTCAGCTATACAATCTTGGGTTGTTTTTATGCAATTATCCCAATCTGAACTTACAGAACTAAAACCAAATACAAAGTGAATGAAATAAGGTGGTAAAGGTAAAACGTAATTAGATGGTAACAGTTTAGCAACATTCTCTTTATACCATTGATATTTAACTGTTCTAAATTTCCTACCTTTGTAAGCCTCATTGATTGATAGTGGTTTTATTAAAATCTTAATCATTGTGCAAAGTTAATAAATTTTAGTTATATTTACACAAAAAACCAACTTATGGCAAAATCTAATGTAGGTAAAGCGGAACTAAACAACAATGTTAGATACAGACTTACCGACGACGAAGAAAGTTTGCTAATGAAATATAGAACACAAAAATCTAAACTTGACGAAGAATGTCATGCAGCAGGAATAGACCCCAACGAAGTAAAACATTATTGGTACAAAAGTGAGTTATTCTCAATATTTGCAAAGCCTAAAGAAAAAAGTTTAGAAGATTTAAAGGCAAATATTATTAAGGATATGGATAAACATTCACCTAAATATCCTGTAATTAAAAGAACTAAATTAAAAGACTGCCATTGTTTAGTTATAGATCCGGCAGATATACACATAGGTAAACTAGCAACTGAATACGAATCAGGCGATAATTACAATTCAAATATAGCAGTTAAAAGGGTACACGAAGGAATAGATAAAATAATTCAAAGACTTGAATCATTCAATATTGATAAAATAGTTTTGATTATTGGCAATGATATTTTACACACCGATAATACAAGGCGAAGTACAACAAGCGGAACGCCACAAGATACGGATGGAATGTGGTTTGAAAACTTTTTAGTTGCTCAAAAGTTATATGTTCAAATTATTGAAAAACTTGTTGGTATTGCAGACGTTCACATAATACACAATCCATCAAATCACGATTATATGGCTGGTTGGTATTTAGCCCAAACTATACAAGCGTGGTTTAAACTAAGTAAAAATATAACTTTTGATACATCAATAAGCCACCGTAAAGCGTTTGTTTATGGAAATAACCTAATTGGCTCAACTCATGGAGACGGTGCTAAGAATGCAGATTTGCCATTATTGATGGCTCAGGAGTTTAAAAAAGAATGGGCTAATACAAAACACCGTTATATTTACACCCATCACGTTCACCATAAAACATCAAAAGATTATATTGGAATAACAGTTGAAAGCTCACGTAGCCCATCGGGTACGGATAGTTGGCATCACAAACAAGGCTATCAACATTCAAGTAAAGCAATAGAGGCTTATTTGCATCATCCCATATACGGACAAATAATGAGGCTCACACATAAGTTTATATAATAGTATAGTTAACAATAAAATCTATTAACATGGATAGTCTACAATGGTTCTCAATATCAATAATTCACCCTATAAACTCAGCTTTTAATACGGATGAAGAAATAGATGAACTTGATAAAATAAGGCTTTTAAACGAAGGTTTATTGGATGACTACGAAACTACAATAGGCTACTTTTGTTTATCTCGAAATACAATTACGCAATTAAACCCAAAGGTATTTATTCCTAAAGGTAAAACTAATAAGAAATATTACACCGAGATAGTCTTTGAGAATGGCGATTTGGTTTATTCACCAGGCAGACCAGAAGTTATTTATTCAAAGCTAAATGAATATTATGAAAGTCTGCCTATTCCCGATGTTGATAATGAGCCACAAATATAGGGTTATTGTGGATAATAACCATCATGTATAAATAATTTAGTTTTTTGTACATGACTAAAATAATGATTCTTGGTTAGTATTTGATTTAGTTATAATTCCTAAAGCTGTGTTTAGAATTGTTAATCCCGCTTCATAATCTACTAAGTTTCTAGCCATTTTATCAATCCTTTGAGTTCCTTTATATTTTCTAAAATCATAATCGTGAAACTCGCATAAATAACTTACTTCGTTTTTCATTAAACAAAGCGAACCATCTATTTTACGTTCATTCAAATCGCTCGGTAAAGTAAAGTTAGTCCAATATAAATGCCTCCCTCTCTTTTGCGCTGGTATTAAAGGCTCATAATAAGGAGTAACATTTTCAACACAAT